AGCACGCCTAGTGCTGTTACCACACAACCAGGAACGAGACTTGTTAAAACTCTAATAGTTGCTGGAGGAGGAGGTGGTGGAGATCGTGGAGGTGGTGGTGCTGGTGGTTTAAGAAATTTAGAAATAACAACTCAAGGCAATACTGCTTTAGGAGCAGCCACTGTTGGAGGTGGCGGAGCTGGAAACAGCGATGAGGGTGCAAGAGGTTCAACCTCTTCTATAGTTATTTGTGGAACAACATATTCTTCAACAGGTGGTGGGGGTGGAACAGGACCTGCTGGTGCATGTGGTGGTAGTTCTGCACCTGGAGGTTCAGGTGGTGGGTCAACTGTAGATGGTTGTGGATCAATAGCATTAGTAGGTGGTTCATTAACACCCCCAGCATCTTTTGCTGGAGTTGGAAATACTCCACCTGTAGATCCACCTCAAGGTAATCCTGGTGGTGTAGGCACTGCAGGACCTGGTAGTTTTGCTGTTGCGTCAGGTGGCGGTGGTGCTGGAGCAGCTGGAGGTGCTGCTGTTAAATGTGGATCAACTTTTGTATCTGGACCTGGAGGTGCAGGATTAGATTTAAGTGGATGTTTTCCAGGATCTTTAAGTCCAACATCCTCAGTATTTGCTGGTGGTGGAGGTGGTGGAGCTGATAGTAGACAAACTAGCACTCCTGGATCTGGCGGAACTGGTGGAGGAGGTGCTGGTGGAAAAGCAGGTGCCCCACAAGGAAGTGCTGGAGTTGCAGGCACTACAAATTCTGGAGGAGGCGGAGGTGGTGAAGGAACATATCCTTCTGGAGGCTCTGGTGGAAATGGTGGCTCTGGTATAGTAGTAGTAAAAGAATTAAACAAAGCGAGTGGTGTATGGAATTTAAAAAGTCAATTAAGAGCAAGGCAACAAGGCACATGGCCTGATGGAAGTAGAGTTTTAGGAGTTGATCTAGATTATTTAATAGTTGGAGGTGGAGCAGGAGGTGGTGGAGCACCACGTTCTGGTGGTGGAGGTGCTGGAGGTTATAGAGCTACTGGTTATGGACCAAGTCCACTTAGAGGTTCTGCGGTATCTGGATTAACAACAGGAACTTATACAATTACTGTTGGTGGTGGAGGTGCTGGTGGAGTTTGTGCTGCTGGAGCATCTGGAGGAACTTCATCAATAGCTTTCCCTACAACAATTACATCAGCAGGTGGTGGAGGTGGAGGTGCTGGTACTAACCCAGGTGTAGGACAAGCTGGAGGTTCTGGAGGTGGAGCAGGAACAGGATCAGGAAATGTTCAACCGGGAGGAGCTGGTAATACACCACCAGTTAGTCCACCTCAAGGTAACCCCGGAGGATCAAATATATTTTCAGGACCATACTCAGGTGGTGGTGGAGGTGGTGCAACTGCTGCCGGTGGTAACGCTAGTTCTAACCCTGGAACTTCTGCAGTGGGTGGAGCAGGAGCACCAAATACAATTTTAGGACCTGACTCTAGTTATGCAGGAGGTGGATCTGGAGGAGTATCAGGACCAGCACGACCAAGCCCAGGAGGTGCTGGAGGAGGAGGTGCTTTTGGCTGTGCAGGTACAGCAAACACAGGTGGTGGTGGATCTGGAACAGAAGGAACTACAGGATCAAATGGTGGATCAGGAATTGTGGTAGTCAGAGGTCCAAGTGTAGTTACATTTACAGGTAGCCCTTGTTGTGCATTTACAGCATCAACTCATCCAGGTGGTGATAAAATAGCTAAATTTACAGCTTCAGGAACATTGACAATTTCATAAAATTATACCCCTTGACAATTTATAAAAATAACAGTATAATATAAGGTATATGAATTTAACAAATTATTATTGGTATTTTCAAAGTGCAATACCAGAAAGAGTATGTAATGATATTGTACGATATGGAAAATCATTACAAGATCAAATGGCAGTTACTGGAGGTTATGGTAATAAACCATTAAATGAAAAACAAACAAAAGATTTAAAAAAGAAAAGAAATTCAGATATTGTTTGGATGAGTGATAGATGGATTTATAAAGAAATACAACCATATATTCATCAAGCAAATAGAAATGCAGGTTGGAATTTTGAATGGGATTTTAGTGAATCTTGCCAATTTACAAAATATACTAAAGATCAATTTTATGATTGGCATTGTGATAGTTGGGATCAGCCTTATATTAGAGAAACTGCTAATGATCCATCGCATGGTAAGATAAGAAAGTTATCTGTAACAGTGACATTATCAGATCCAAAAGAATATAAAGGTGGTGAATTAGAATTTGATTTTAGAAATCTAGATCCTGATAAACCTAGAAAACCTATGAAGTGTAAAGAGATATTACCTAAAGGAAGTTTAGTAGTATTCCCCTCGTTTGTATGGCATAGAATATGCCCAGTAAAAAAAGGCTCAAGACATAGTTTAGTTATATGGAATCTTGGTTGGCCATTTAGATAAGGAGAATATGAAAAAGAAAAAAACTAAAAAGTTAAAAACAGAATTACAGTTTCCAATACAATTAAACAGAGAAGATTTATTTAGTTGCCCAATATGGCATGGTGACGAACCAGGATTTGTAAATGAATTAAATAATGCATCTGATAAATATATTGAAGAATCTAAAAAAAATTTAAAAGAAGCAATAGATAAAAGAAATAAAAAGTTTGGAAACAAAGGAGACATGGGTCATGTGTTTCACTCAACGTCATTGATAAGTGATCCTAAGTTTCAAAAGTTACAAAATTATGTAGGTGCAACAGCACATAATTTGTTAATTGAAATGGGATTTGATTTAACAAATTATACAGTATTTATTACAGAAATGTGGGTGCAAGAGTTTGCTAAAAGAGGTGGAGGACATCATACATTACATACACATTGGAATGGGCATATCTCTGGTTTTTATTTTTTAAAAGCAAGTGAAGCTACATCAATGCCATTGTTTGAAGATCCAAGACCAGGTAATGTTATGAATCTTTTACCAGAAGCAGATAAAACAAAAGTAACATATGCATCATCACAAATTAATTATAAAGTTCAACCAGGAAGAACTATGTTCTTTCCTTCATACATGCCACATCAATACATTGTAGACATGGGATATGAACCATTTAGATTTATACATTGGAACTGTCAGGCAATACCTAATAGTGTTTTAAATGTCAAAGCCTAATGATAATATGAAAAAAGCTGTAATACAAGCTACCCTCGAAACTAATACTGTAAAGAATAAACCAGACTATATTAAAAATTTTATACAGTCAAATAAAAAACTAAAGGGGAAAAATATTATTAAAAATGTCGTTTCAAAAAAATAAATATACAGTAATTAAAAAAGCAATATCAAAAGAATTAGCAGATTTTGTTTATAAATATTTTTGTAACAAAAGAAATGTAGCAAGATTTTTATTTGATCAAAGATATATATCACCATATACAGAATACTTTGGAGTATGGAATGATGAACAAGTGCCAAATACTTATTCACATTATGGTGACATTGCAATGGAAACTTTATTACAAGAAGTAAAACCTGTAATGGAAAAACAAACAAAATTAAAATTAAGTGAAACATATTCTTACGCTAGAATATATAAAAAAGGAGATGTATTAGCAAGACATAAAGATAGATACTCTTGTGAAATATCTACAACTTTAAATCTTGGGGGTGACCCTTGGCCAATATATTTAGATCCAACTGGTAAAACAGGACAAGCTGGTATTAAAGTAGATTTAGAACCAGGTGATATGTTAGTATATTCTGGATGTGATTTAGAACATTGGCGAGAAGAATTTAAAGGTAAGGATTGTGGTCAAGTATTTTTGCATTATAATAAAGCAAAATCAAAAACTGCAAAAGAAAATCAATTTGATAAAAGACCTTTTATAGGTTTACCAGCATGGTATAAAGGTTTTAAAATAAACAATGGCTAAAGTAAGTTTTTTACATTTTGTACCTAGACCAAAGCCTAAAAAAAGGCCACGAAGACATCGTAAAAATTTAAACAAACACTCAACATTTAAAAAATATAATCGACAAGGAAGATAAACAATGGTAGCAACAGTAGACACAGTAGCATTACAGACAGGCTCAGTTAAGCCTACGTCTAGTAATCAAACTACAGCAAGTAA